AGAAGAAAGAGCGCGATCTGGCCCAGGCGGAAGATCCGCTGGACCGTGAGCTGCTTGAAATTGAGATCCTAGAGATCAACAGCCACATTGAGGGCACCCAGAACCACGTCAACGGCGCCATCCGGAAGATGAATTTCTTCGTCAACCAGCACAAGCAACTGCTTGAGAAGGTCGGCAAGGAAGAGATTACCGAGGAAGATTACGAGCGCGAAGAGGCCCGCTACCACATCATGACTTGCATGAAGCAGGCTCTCAGTGCCGCCCGTAGCCGCAATGGCATGATTGACGAGGGCAACCTGATCTACCTGTTTGACTTGGGCATCAACGCTGCCCAGGCGCAGGCTGAGATGTTTGCCTACCTCAGCATGGAGAACCAGCTGATCAGCGAGGGCAAGGCCCCCACGCATGAAATGACCATGCGGTGGCTGGAGGCTTGCGCGGACAAGTGGGCTGAAGATCCGGCTAAGTTTGCTGCCCGGCGCGGCTTCAGCGTGTTTGACCACACCAGCCTGACCAATGTGCCGCAGATCACGCAAGAGGCCGCCGAGTAATGCACCTCGTTATCGGCACCCCCTGCTATGGCGGCATGATGTGTACGGAATACGCGCAGTCGGTGTTGGCTTTGAAGGAAGCCTGCATGACGCACGGCATCAAGCTGACCTGCGTCTTTCTCGGCAATGAAAGCCTAATCCAGCGCGGCCGGAATACCATCGCCCACCATTTCTTGCAGATGGAAGATGCCACGCATCTGATGTTCATTGATGCCGACCAGAAGTTTGTCCCCAATGACATCGCCAAGATGATTAAGGCCGACAAGGGGATCATCGGCGGTGCTGTTCCAATGAAGGGGATCAACTGGAGCCGGGTGAAGATGGGAGCCATTCTCAATCACCCGGATCTCAGCAAACTGACGGGCATCTTCAATATCAACAAGCTGCCCGGCCACGAGATGGTCACGGCGGACATGCCGTTTCAGGTTAAGCATGTCGGCACCGGCTTTATGCTGATCCGCCGGGATGTGTTTGAAGATCTGAAAGACCATGTTGGCTGGTACAAGAATGGCGGTTCAAGCATTCACCCTGAAGACAAGGTTTATGACTTCTTCAAGGTTCAGAATGTGGACAATGAGTTGCTGTCTGAGGACTATAATTTCTGCCACATGTATCGCGAGAAGGGCGGCACGGTTTGGGTCGCCCCTTGGTGCGATCTGGGGCATTTTGGCGCGTATCTTTTCAGCGGGCAGTATGCCCAGACCGGAGGGTTAGAAGATGGCTCATCACTGCATTAAGTATCGGCTGGCGGCTGATGGCACAGTCCCCACGTTCCTTTGCCTCCATCCTGAAGGTGTTGGCGGTGTGTTTGTGGTGGGTGATCCTGCTACTCCTAGCCCTCGTGATATGGTGATGATCGGCCTGTCCGAGAACGACGACACGGGCGATGCTGAGGTGATCCCCACCCAGGCTGACTTGGAAGCCTATCTAACGGCGGTGGGGGCGGATTGGTCCGTGCCTGATCCGGCCAATCCGGGCGATCCGGCCGCGACCGTGCCGTTTGATCCGGTGGCTGCCGCGCAGTGGGTCTGGGACCGTAAAGTGGCGCTTGACGCGGCTGGCTGATGGAACTGCCCAAGCTCACGCCCATTGTTCAGTTTGCCACAGCCAGCTTTGCGCTGGTTGTCGGCGGCTACACGGCCGGCGAGAAGTTTGGCTGGTTCAAGAATGAGATCATCGCCTGGGCGCCGGAGCATTTCAGGATTGAGCCGGCCAAGATTGGCCAGCCTGTTACGGTAACGGTGGCCAGGATCAAGAAGCGCGACGATTGCTCGGTTGAGGGCTTTGAGGTGACGGTCAGGGACGGCGGCGGGGTTATTCATCAGGCCGCGCCGAGTATGACCCGGTTTACCGGCCCGGCTGGTCCGGAGATAGACACGTTTACCTATCTTCTGACGATCAACGATAAGGATGCTATCAATCCTGGCCGGGCAACGCTGTTGGCGACCATCAAGTACAAATGCCCAGAGGGTGAGCGGACGGTGACCTATCCGCGGCACCAGAACCTCACCTTCATGCTGGAGAAATAGGATGGAGCAGCTTCTCAATTTGGTCCGCACGGTGGCACCGAGCATCGCCAGCGCGGTGGGTGGCCCTTTGGCTGGCATGGCTACCAAGGCCATCTCTGAGGCCCTCTTGGGCAAGCCAGACGGGTCTGAGGAGGAGTTGCTCCAGGCTGCAGCCAAGGCCAGCCCTGAGCAGTTGCTGGCGCTAAAGAAGGCGGAGAACGATTTCGCCTTGCAGATGCGCGAGCTGGACATTGATCTGGAGCGGATTGCCAGCGAGGACCGCGACAGCGCCCGCAATCGGGAAATCAAGACCAAAGACTGGACCCCCAAGATCCTGGCCGGCGGCATTACTGTCGGGTATTTCGGGGTGCTGTTCTACATGCTGACGCATGGCCTACCGACCACGGGCGGGTCTGAAGCCATGCTCGTGATGCTGGGGACGCTGGGCACTGCCTTTGGTGGTGTCATGGCCTACTATTTTGGCAGCAGCGCCGGCAGTAAGGAAAAGACCGAGGCGCTGAACAGGATGAACCACAAATGAAGGATATGTTCCCCCAGGCCCTAAAGATGGTGCTGCATCATGAGGGGGGCTGGGCTGACCATCCGGCTGATCCTGGCGGCGCCACCATGAAGGGTGTGACGCTAGCAACCTTCAGCAAGCATTTGGGCCGCCCGGCTTCCAAGGATGAGTTGCGGGCGATCAAGGACGAGCATCTACATGAAATCTACAAGAAGGGCTATTGGGACAAGGCTTCTTGTGATGCGATGCCGGCTGGTGTTGATCTTGTCGTGTTTGACATGGCGGTAAATGGCGGCCCAGGCCGGGCGGCCAAGCTGTTGCAGCAGGTGGTGGGGGTTACGCCGGATGGCGGGATTGGCCCCATGACTTTGGCGGCGGTGGCCGGCAAGCCTGCGGCTGATACCATTGTGGGCTTCTCCAATGCCCGGCGGGAGTTCTATCGGTCCCTGCCGACCTTTGCCACGTTTGGGAAGGGCTGGCTGCGCCGGGTGGACGAGGTTGAGGCCGAGGCGTTGAAAATGGCCAATGCTTGAAATGGCTTGATTGTTTTGATTGGCAAGAGGTATATTTACCCCGGCGCAGGCTGAACCAGCGGCGGAAAAACTTCCGGAGCGCGCATGTCGTACACTATGACCTACGATAGCCTGCTAGTGGATATCCGGCGCTATCTTGAGCGCGGCTTCACGGCTGAGAGCGATCAGATCGTTTATGAGCAGCTGCCGCGGTTGATCACGCTGGCGCAGCGCCGAATTGCGCGTGAATTGAAGATCCAGGGCTTCATCCGCCCGGTGCAGACCAATTTGCAGATCGGGGTGGCGGTCTATCCCAAGCCAGATAGGTGGCGCGACACCATCAGCATGACGGTGGATGGCTCGCCCATCTTTGCTCGGTCATACGAGTATCTGCGAAGTTATTGGCCGAATGAGGCTACGACTGGCGCCCCGCAATTCTATGCGGATTATGATTTCCAGCATTGGCTAATTGCTCCCACGCCAAGTGCCGTGGGTGTTTTGGAGGTCATGTATTATGAGCAGCCCGCGTTGCTTGGCGATGACTTGCAGACGAATTGGCTGACCGAATATGCGCCGGATCTTCTTCTCTATGCCACGCTGTTGGAGGCTACTCCATTCCTCAAGAGCGATGAGCGGATACAGGTTTGGCAGGCAATGTATGATCGTGCGGCGCAGGCGCTGACGGGCGAGGACATGAAGCGCATTATGGACCGCAGCGCCGCGAGGAGTGAAGCATGACCATTTATCAGGATGTTTTTGGCGGCGCGACGATCTACCCGAGTGAGATCAGTTACAGCGCGATTTCGCTGACGGCAGATATCACGCTCAGCTGGCCGGAGGAGACTTCTGCCAGCGAGAATTTGGCGACCAAGATCATTGATGTCACGCCTTCAACGTCTGGCCTGAGCATTCTTCTGCCGCCGGCGAACAGGACGGGCGTTGGCAATACGATCCTGTTCAATAACCGCGGCGCCGAGACTTTCACGGTTAAGAACAATGTAGGCACGCAGGTTGTTACGGTTGCTCCTGGCACGCTCTGGCAGGTTTATCTGGCGGCCAACAGCAATGCGGCCGGCACTTGGCGGTCTTTGCAGTATGGTGCGGCGACTTCCACGGCCAATGCCAGTGCCTTGGCTGGCACGGGGATTGTGGCGGTTGGTACGCTGCTTAGCCAGTCTGTGCCGGTCACGAGCTTCAACAGCAACTACACGGCGGGCGTTACTGACCGCGCCAAGATGTTCAATTGGACTTCTGCCGGCGGCACGTTCACGCTGCCTGACCCGACAGTGGTGGGCGATAACTGGTTTGTGTATTTGCGGAACAGCGGCACGGGCGCGATTGTCGCGGATCCTCCTGGCCTGATTACGATTGACGGCGCTTTGTCGTTGTCTTTCCAGCCGGGGGAGTCGGCCATCATTGTTTCAGATGGCGCCAACTTCCACACAATTGGCTTTGGTCAATCGGCCACCTTTGCGTTTGACTACACGGTTATCAACATTCCCGGCACTGGCACTTACACGCTGACTGGATCTGAGCTTAATCGTGTTGCTTATCGGTTCACCGGGATTTTGACGGGCAATCGGACTGTTGTGGTGCCGGCAACGGTGCAGCAGTATTGGATTGATAACCAGACGACTGGCGCCTACACGCTTACGATTGACCCTTCAGGCCCCGGCACGAGTTTCACTGTTGGTCAGGGCCAGCGTGTCATTCTGTATTGCGATGGCACAGACGTTTTGAATGCCACCACGCAGGGTATTTCGGTGCCGTTGACGATTGCCGAGGGTGGCACGGGAGCGACTACTGCTGGCGCTGCGTTGATCAATTTGGGTGGCACGGCGACTGGTATTGCCTTGTTTACTGCTGTTGATCAGCCTGCGGCTTGGGCTGCCTTGGGTGTTGCTCAGGCTGGCAATGTGAATGGCGGTACGTTCTGATGCCAGTAACGACTGCCGTCCTTCGCTCTCAGCCGGGTATTAAGCGCGATGGTACGCGCTTTGAGGGCGATAACTACGTTGACGGGCAGTGGGTGCGTTGGCAGCGCGGATTGCCGCGCAAGATGGGCGGCTATCGTGCAACGCAGAAATATCTGCAAGAAATCAGCCGTGGCTTTTCAACATTCACGCAGATGAATTTTGTCTACTGCCATTCGGGCAGCGACAATTACCTTGAGCGCTTCACGATTGACAGCACGGCCAATAGTTCAATTGTGACTGACCGGACGCCGGTGAGTGCTGCGGCTACTGCGACTGTTACGCTGACGGGTGGCGCTGCTGGTTCTGTTGATACGATCACGGTTGACGGCGTGAATATCATGTCGGGCTCTGTGGCGTTCACGACAGACTTGGCGACCACGGCGGCTGCCGTTGCCTCAAATATCAACTCTCATACGTCTTCGCCCGAGTACACGGCTGCGGCTGTTGGTGCGGTGATTACGATTAGCGCGGCCAGTTCGGCTGGCTCGGATCCGAATGGCTTTGTGGTGTTGGTGACGGCAACAACCATTACTTACACCAAGACCAATATGTCTGGCGGGTCTTTTGCTTATGTTTCTTCGCCAGAAAATATGTGGATGTTTGACTATCAATATGATTCTTCCTCCAACCAGAATTATCTGATTGCTCATGCGGCGCCCAATTTGGATTGCATTTGCAATGACCAGGGTGGTCAGATTTTCTTTGGCGAGGTTCTTGGTACTGGTTTGTTAAAGTCAGTATCGCTGCCGCCTGATGCCAATGCGACTGGCGGGATTGTCTCGTTGCATCCGTATTTATTCTATTATGGGACGGACGGGATTGTTGGGTGGTCGGTTGCTGGTGAGCCGACTAATTTGACGGGCTCCGGATCTGGTTTGGCGCGCGTGTGGGGCCAGAAGATCATCAAGGGTATGCCGCTGCGCGCTGGTTCTGGCAGCGCCCCTGCGGGCATCTTTTGGGCGTTTGACGCGGTTATTCGTGCCACGTTTACGGGCGGTGCTACGGTATTTCAGTTTGATGTGATTGCTACAGATACCTCAATCATCTCGCCGCAATGCGTGGTGGATTATGATGGGGTGTTTTTCTGGTGTGGCGTTGATCGGTTTCTGATGTTCAATGGTGTGGTGCGTGAGGTGCCAAACCAGATGAACCTCAATTACTTCTTTGATGGCTTGAACCAGCGTCAGCGCAGCAAGGTTTTTGCGTTCAAGGTGCCGCGATATGGCGAAGTTTGGTGGTGCTATCCTCGCGGGGATGCGACTGAATGCACGCATGCGGTGATCTACAATGTGCGCGAGAACACTTGGTATGATACCGAGTTGCCGAATTATGGTCGTTCTGCCGGCCAGTTTAACAACTCGTTTGCGGCGCCAGTTTTGACGGGCGTTGAGGATAGCGGTTCTGGTTATCGCGTTTGGGTGCAGGAGCAGCTGACCGACGAGTATGACGGGCCGAATATCCGACCTATTCGGTCCTATTTTGAAACGGCGGACTTGTCCAAGTTGGTGCAGGGCCAGAACGAGTATCTGCGGATCACGACGATTGAGCCGGATTTCGTGCAGCGCGGGCCGATGACTGTGCAGGTTACTGGCCGGGCGAATGCAAGGGCGCCAGAGGTTTACAGCACGATATTCACGTTCCCTGAGAACGCCTCAACGCCGCATGAACAGATTGTGATGCTCAAGGAGCAGCGCCGTGAGTTGCGTATCCGGTTTGAGAGCAATGCTGTTTATGGCGATTACCAGATGGGTCAGATCATTGGGCATCTGTCTACTGGGGATCGGACGGTGTTGGGATGAGCCTGCGGGTAACGCTTCCTACTGGGCTTGGGTTGCGGGACTGGGCAGATCAGATTGCCTTGGATCTTGATGCGTATGGCGCGTTTGGCCGCTTGGACATTGAGGACCAGTGGCAGAATTGGGCCATGCAATTTTTGAACAACATGACGCTTAAAGAAAACTTCCCGGTTCCGTATAGTTACGACAATTGGCGGGATTGGGCTGAGCGTTTCTGTCAGGCTTTGGAGTAGAGACAATGGCGATCCGCGATCAAATCATGCAGATGGCGCAGAGCGATCCTCAGTTTGCTCAGGCGGTTGACGCCATGGAGCAGGCGGTCATCAACATGCCTGTCACTCCAGAGGACTTGGAAGAGGTTATTGAGCTTCTGGAGGTCGTTGTTCAGGATCCGTCCAAGTATCCTGAGATGCGTCAGGCGGCGATTGATGACGGTGAGATTGATGAGGATGTGCTGCCGCCGCAATTTGACATGATCTATATCGTGTCCCTGCTGGTGGCTTTGTATGGCCTTCAGGACCGCCTAAGCCAAAAGGGGTACGCCCGTGGGGGTCTGTCTGTTGCGGGCCGCCGGTTGGCTTCTAAGGGGCGTGGTGGCGATAGCGAGCTGGCGCATGTAAACCCGCGCGAGGCTGAGATGCTGCGCCGGGCTGGCGGGTCTGGCGGGATCAACCCGGCCACCGGCCTACGGGAGTACAAGTTCAAGTGGGGTAAGATCCTTGGTGCTGTTGCGCCAATTGCGTTGAGTTTGCTGTTGCCTGGGGTTGGTACAGTTATTGGCGGCGCAATCAGCGGCAGCCTTGGTTTGGGGCTAGGCGCTATTGGCCAAGGTATTCTTGGCGGTGCTGTTCTTGGGGCTGGCAGTTCTCTTTTGGGCGGAGGCAATCCTCTTACAGGAGCCGTGTCTGGCGCTTTGGGTGGGGGTCTGGGCGGCCAAATTGGCGGCCTTTTTGGCCTAGAAGGCACCATGGGCAATATGCTCGGCACTAGCCTTGTTGGTGCCGGGACAGCTGCTGCCACCGGCCGCAATCCGTTTAGCGGCGCGCTGCGTGGCGCATTGGGTGCTGCTGCTGGTGATTTGGCGGGGCAAGCTGCTGGCAACCTTGGCTTTGGCCCTGGCGCTACCGGCGTGCAGCGCGGTATTAGCGCGGCCGGCAAGGGCTTTGGGATTGGCCTTGCGACTGGCATGGATCCAAAAGCCGCTGCCATTGCTGGCGGCTTGAGTGGCTTGGCGGCAGGAGCCATCAAGCCATCCCAAGCTGTTGTTCAGAATATGAGTGGCGAGGTTCCTTTGGCGGAACCTATTACGCAACCTGATGGCACTTTAGCGCCGGCCCCAGGATCTCGTGGCGTTATGCCTGACGGCCGCCCTGGCACTTATGAATTAAACGACACTACAGGTTTTGTGGAATTAAAGCCCGTGTCCGGAACTTATCGGGTAGTTGATGGTCGCAGCCAGTTTGTCCCTCAACAACAAAGCTCAGGCCTTATGAACGCCCTTCGCGGCGATCTTGGCCTTCCTCCGGCTACACCAACCGCAGGTGGCGCTGGCGGTGCAGGCGGCCAGGGTGGCGGTCTGCTTGGCAATCTGAATATGGGCACCCTGCTGGCTGGCGGTGCGGCATTGGCAGCGGCTTCCGGCATGGGGTCTGCGCCTGCGCCGGCGCAGCAAGCAGTAGCAACCTTGCCACCTAATCAGCAAGAATACTTCAATCGCCCTGGCGTAACCTGGGATTGGGGGCGCATCCAGCGTGATGCTTCCATGTCTGGCATGAGCATGGGCCAGTACATTGCCACCAATTTCCCCCGGTTTACCTCCGGCCAATACAACGCCCAGTCAACAACAGCTGCGCCTGGAATGGCGCAGGGCGGCGCGTTGAGCGCGGTGGCGCGGTTTGCCCGCGGCGCTGGCACCGGCAGATCCGATGAAATTGATGCAAAATTGTCCGATGGCGAGTATGTAATTGATGCAGAAACGGTGGCCATGCTGGGCGATGGGTCCAGCAAGGCTGGCGCGCAAAGGTTGGATCAGATGCGTGAGGCTATTCGGTCCCATAAGGGCAAGGCATTGGCCAAGGGTAAATTCAGCCCGAATGCTAAGTCTCCGCTGTCATATCTGAAGGGAGTTGCGTGATGGGAAGCTTGTTTGAAGGGGAGCCAAAGACGGCTACCTCCTACGTCACATCCTCTTCGGAAATGCCCAAGTGGATGCAGGACGCGGTTTACAACCAAATCCAAGTGGCCACCAATCTCGCAAACAAGCCGTATGAAGAGTATCAACTCTCTGGCGAAGCAGGTGTCGCGCAGCTTACGCCGCTGCAACAGGCCGCCTACAGCAAGGCCGCTTCAAATGCTGGCGTCGGTTTTACATACGACGCCCAAGGGAATGTGACTGGCACGCAGTTTGGCACTCCTGCTCACATGCAGAGTTTAGGTACTGCCATGACTGGCATGGAGGGATTTGGGACTAAAGGCACTGCCGCTGATTTGCAGGCCGCACAAAACCAGTACCTTCGCCAGGGTTTGGTTGATGTTAATCTGAATAAGGGTCAGGGGTATTTTGACCGCGCCGGCGGGTTGGATGTTGTTGGTGCGGCGCAGCCTGCGCTTAGCCGAGCCTTTCAGCAAGACATTGTAGGCGCAGCGCAGCCTCTTTTGGGGCGCGCAGAGCAAACAACTGCCCAATCCCTTGCAGAGCGCGCGTTGACGGCCGCCAGCCCATATTTGCAATCTGCTGGCCAGACGGCGGCCTCTCAGGTGGGGCAGTATATGTCGCCCTACCAACAGGGCGTGTTGGATGTCATCGCCAAGCAGGGTGCGCGCAATCTCAGCGAAAACCTTTTGCCACAAGTGTCTGACGCTTTCATTAAGGCTGGGCAGTTTGGGTCAAATCGCATGGGTGAGTTTGGCTCTCGCGCTGTGCGTGACACGCAGGAGGCTATCCTTAACCAGCAGGCCCAGGCGGCGCAGCAGGGTTATGGACAATCCCTGCAAGCCGCTCAGGCGGATCTTGCCCGGCAAGCGCAATTGGCCGGCACGGTTGGCAGCATCTCTGGCGCGGATCTTTCGCGCATCCTCCAGGGTGGCGCGCAGTATGGCAATCTCGGCCAGACCATGGGCCAATTGACCGGCCAGCAGATGGCGCAGTTGACCAACCTTGGCCAGACGCAAGGCCAGCTGACCAGCCAACAGATGCAGAACCTCGCCAATCTTGGGCAGATGCAGACGACTGCCGGGCAGGCGCAGCAGCAGTTTGGCCTTACGGCCGCGCAGCAGGCTCAGCAGGCCCAGGCGCAGGATTATGCCCGGCAGATGCAGGCATACCAGAATATGGCTGGGATGGCTCAGCAACAACAGCAGATGAACTTTGCTGATACTGCATCTTTGGAGGCTGCGGGTTTGGCGCAACAACGCCAAGGGCAGCGCAATTTGGATGCTGAGCGTGCTGAGTATGAAGCGCAGCAGCTTTATCCCAAGCAGCAGATGGATTGGCTCAGCACGCAAGTCCGGGGTATGGCGCCGATTACTCCGCAAGTGCAAACTGGCTCGCGGTCTTCAACGGGTGAGGTATATGCGCCTTCTCCGTTGTCTACGCTGGCGACTGGGTTGTACACCGGCAAGGGCCTTGGCGTCATTTAAGGAGTAGGGTTATGGGTGCAATCCGCGATTTTCTTGACAGCGTTGGCCGCACAAAAACTGGCTATGCTGGTACCAACATTCCTGGGCCGCCGCCTGTTGCGCCGCCGGATCTAACGCCTACACAGATTACGGATGCACTGCGCGATGTTCTTAAAAAGAATATCGGTTTTGGCGGTGGAGATGGCACGTTTTCCAGCACTGGCACTAGTAAGGCAGGCAGCGCGCAAACGGATGCCGAAAAATATGCCGCTGACAAGGCCGCTTTTGACGAGACAGTCCGAAAGTATCAGCTAGACCGCAAGGCGTATGAGCAATATCAAACGGACGTTAATGCTCGCCTTCGCGGGTTTAATCCTTACGCTGACGCGCAATATCGGATTATGCCGACCAATACGGGCTATCCATCTCAACCTACAATTATGGGTCAGCCGAATGTTTTAACAACACCTAATACAGCAGCGCAAAGTTCTGGGAAAATATCTGACCTTTTGCGCCGGGGTGACAGCGGATATGATCCGCTAGAAGCAGGACGAAAACAAGTTGAAGATGAAAAAGCATTTTGGAGAAAAGCTCGTCCTGATTTATTTGGAAATATACAAGGAACTGTTACGGTTCCCACGCCAACAGCGCCGGCTGCTCCAACGAAGTTGAATGCGCCCACTTACGGGGCAATTCCCATAACGATGTCTACGCCGACTGATCAGGGCGCTGCCTATAAGCAGATGCGCGACTTTGGCTACACGGATGCCGATATTCGCTCAGCGACCTCTAAAATTACTGGCACCCCCACTGATCCAAAATGGGCCGATATCCTTTCGGCTGGCTATTCGCAGTATGCGCCGGCGGTGCAGGGCGCTTACCAGCAGCTTGGTCGATCTGGCTTTGGTGGTGGCGCAGAGCAAATTGACACACCGGGCTATTCATACTGGCTGAACCAGTTGAGCAGCGGGGCTTTAAGGCCGGAAGATTTGAACCAAGCTGTTTTGACGGCCGGGCGGCCATCCAATTTGAGTGAAATTCAAAACATCTACCAGCAATACTTCAACCGCACACCGGATCCGAGTGGCACCCAATATTGGGGGCAATCTGGCTTGACGGGCAGTGCTTTGCAGAATGCCATCATTGCTGGCGCGCAGGGGCCTGACCTTGCGTATTATCAGCAGAATTTTGGTGGCGGCACGCAGCAGCCAATCAATCAACCTACTGGCCCGGAACCTGATCCGTATTACGGCGGCGGGCCGGGTCCGGGCGGTGGCGCTGCCCGCGGTGGTTACATCAGCAAGTATGCTGAAGGCGGCCAAGTGCGGAGGCACTATCAGACGGGCGGCATGGCTGATGAAGGCAACCTGGATGAACTTGATGCGTTCTATCGCGATCCGCGCAATTTCACGCGGCCAACGCCTTTAGGCCCAGCTCGGACGTATCAAGAAATGATGCGGGCGGCGATGCCAACTGTCGGGCCGGTGCGTGGCTTGCCAATCCCAGGTGAAACGATTGCTATTGGTGAGGGCGGAACATTGCAGCCCATGGGCGGTGAACCCTCTATGCCCATGGTTGCTGGGGCTCCGGCTGTTGAACCCACTCCTGCCGAGGCTGTTGGAGATCCTATTCAAGCCGCCGCCGCTCCTGTAGCGCCAAGGCAGCCGAGCATTCAAGATTTGTTGGCGCGGTATGGCGGCGGATCTGGTGAAGGCTCACGCGAATTAGCCGGCGCGCGGCAGCGTTATCAATCTGAGGCCAATGCCTTCTCGGATATGATCCGGCAGATGTCTGAGCGCGCCGAAAGCCCCACTTCTCGCGCGGAGATGTATTTCCGTCTTGCTGCTGCCTTTGGCTCTCCTACCCGCACCGGGAGCATGGGGGAAACCCTAGGCAAGGTTGGCGAGCAGATGGGTGAATACACCAAGGGTCGCCGGGCTGAAGAGGCGGAGCGTCGTGGCCTTACACTGAGGGCGCAAGAAGCGCGGCTTGCTGGTGCGCGGGAAGACTTGCAGACCACGCGCGCTTTGGCTGCCCAAGAAGGCTCTGAGCGCCGGGCAATTACTTCTCAATTACTGCAGCAATACATCAGGTCAGGCGAGCCTCAATCTAATGCGGGCCGCATGGCTCGTGATATGGGCCTGACGCCTGGAACCCCAGCATTCAATGAATTTGTGCAGCGCAATTCTGAATTGAACATTGAGCGTACAAACCAAATGATGCAGGCGCAAGCTGAAATCCTCCGATTGAGGACAGAGGCGGCTGATCGGTTGTCGCCAACTGAAATAAAGATGGCTGAAGAAACCATGCAGAATGTTGCTGTTGGTCGTGACAATCTGTCCGCATTGCGTCGGGCGCTTGAATTGAACGAAAGTAGCTCGCCTGACAACTTGACACAGGGCACAATCACCCGGTTGCGCGCGGCACTCGGCAGTGAGGCGCCAATTGTTGTGAACACTCGTGAACTCAACAACATTTTGGATCGTCTGACGCTCAGCAGCCTGAAGGAAACCTTCCCTGGCGCAATTTCCAATGATGAGCGCACGGCTTTACGAGCTGTCCAAGGTATTGGCGCCAAGTCTCTTGAAGAGCGCCGTCGCATTATTAGCAATGCAATTGAAAACTTGGAACGTGTCATTCCTCGCAATGAAAGTCATTTCAGGAATGTAAGGTCTGGTTCTTTTGGCCGTATTGAACGCTGACCCGGAGGGCGATCATGACTGATGATGAATATGATCTGCGGCTGATTGAACGGGATCCTTTCGCCGCACCTCCTTCTCGGTTGGGCGTGCGTAATGTTCCCAAGCCTGCCAATGAGCCCCTAGAGAACGAGTATTATCGGGCGTTTTTGGGCCAGGGTTTGGGTATGGGCTGGGGCGAAGAGGCAGAGGCTTGGCTTCGCTCCAAGCTTCCTGGCGGCCGCTCATATGAGGATGAGGTCAGGGATTTGCGGGAGCGTTACGCGGAATTTTCCCGCCGCAATCCAACTGGATCCACGGTTGCTGAAGTAGCCGGGGGCATTGTTCCAACGGCAGCGGCACTCCTGGCTGCGCCGTTTACCGGGGGTGCTACGGCGCCTGTTGCGGCGGCCGGTGCTGCCCGTACTGCCGGCGCCCTGGGCCGATTGGCGCAGCGTTATCGTGATGCGCCTCTCCTGGCTCGCACAGCAGGCGTGGGAGCCACTACAGGCGCAATTTCAGGGGCAGGAGTGGCAGACGAGGGTGACCGCCTCAACGAGGCCATGGTGGGCGCTGGCCTAGGCACAACGGTTGGAGTGGTATTGCCTTTGGCTATGCAGGGCACTGGTCGTGGGATTGGGTTTTTGCGTGACAGGGTTATTAGCAGTGAGCCTGTAACCACAAGCGTTGCAGCTTCCCGCGCTAATCGTGCGCTTGAGCGTGCTGGTATGACGCCGGCAGAAGCAGCAGCAAAGATTGAGGCTGACCGCTTGCAGGGCATCCCCTCTACCCTAGCCAATGTAGATCCCAAGGTTGCGGCTGTGTTGGAGCGGATTGCCCCGCGCAGTGAGGCGATAGAGCGCAAGATTGTTGATGCTCTGGAACCGCAAATAGAAGGGAGCCGCTATCGCGCCTCTGTGCAGACGCAGCAGCGGCTTGGCGCCGGCAATCTGTTTGATGATGAAGAGGCCATTACCCGCAGCTTGCGTAGCAATGCAGACCAGAATTATCGGGCTGCTTATGCGGTGGGTGACGTTGATGATTTGAAAATCACGCAGATGTTGCGGGAACCGGCAATTGTAAACGCGTGGAAAGATGCGGCCGAGTTGGCCCGGTTGGATGCCCAAGCGGCGCGGTCCAAAGCCATTATGGCTGGCGATGAAAGCTTCAACCCGCGTGATTTCTTGATCCGGGCGCCGGGCGACACGCCTGACGTGAAGACGATTGACTATTTGAAGCGGGCCTTGGATGCGCGCATCAATTCCTTGTTTAGTTCGCCTGAAGCAACTGCCCGCACAGAAGCAACCTCATTGAGTACAATCCGCAACAATCTGCGTGAGCGGACCAAGGAAGTTGTTCCGGCGTATCGCGAGGCATTGGAGCGGTACGCTGGCGATACCGAGGTTAAGCAGGCCCTGCGTTCTGGGTTTGAGGACTTCAACAAGTTGACAAACGAGGAAATCAACCGGATGTTCACGCGGGCGCCCAGCGCCGGCGGCATGAGCGATGCGGAAAAAGATGCCTTCGTGACGGGCGTTAATCGGTTCTTGTATGGGCGCTTGATGGAAGCACCCATTGGCCAAAACGCTGTCGGCCGATTGATCCGGTCCCCGGAAATGGAAGCCAAGCTGCGGCCCATGTTTGACAGCCCGGCGCATTTTGATCTGTTCAAGGCTGCGCTGGAGCGTGAAGGCCAGCTTTATGACCAGGGCAAGCGCGCCCTTGAATCTGCCGTGCGCGGTGGCCGGGCTAGGGCTGCCGGGGATATTGAAGAAAGCAGCGAGCTGGGGCAGGTCGTCACCAATCTTGCCCATGGCAATTGGCGCAGCGGCCTCGTGAATTTTGCCTCGTCTGTGGCGCGAAATTCAACAATTAGTGAAAAAGCGGCCCAAAAGCTTACCGATATGCTGCTTTCGTCCAGCCCCAATGAGGTGGCCGCGGCGGTGCGTATTTTGGAAGATTTTGGTGAGCGTGCTGCTGGCAGACGGGCTTTTTCGGAGGCCATGCAGACTGGCCTAACGCGTGGCGTTACTGGCGCGGCGTTTACCCGTGAGCCGCCGCGCCGGCGTGATGCTACAGCTGAAGATTGATCTAGGGCAGATCAAGTTTGTCCTGGTAGAATTTGGCCAGGATCGGGGCTAGGGCGGCGGCATCAAACTCGCCGCCCTCTTCTTTGTCCACCCGCCCGATATAGAATTTGCCGGGTTCTAGGTGGGTGGACGGAGCAATGAACAGGTTGCCGATGCGGATATGCCAGATGCAAGCTGGCGCGTATTTCTGTGTCATTTGCGGCCAATTGTCTCGTTTGGTTGGATCCTGATGTCGCTGTTCCGGTAGGTCCAGCATTCGCGGGTATCGTCCTGAAAGCAGACCCAAAGAAGATCTGCTTCTGGCCCGTAGTCAATCACGAGATGCGCCCAGGCTTTTCCTCTGGGCGTTATCAGTGGCAGCGGCGGGTTCAGCTGTTGGATCATTTTGGCTTTCCATCATGGCGGCGGCCTTCTCGACTGAGATGATCAGGCTGGAGAGTTTGACGTTGCAGACGGTGGCGAATGTGACGAGGTGAGCCCAGCTGGGGGATCCCCGGCCGCCCTCCCAGGATGCCACTGCTGAGCGAGATACGTTCACCTTCCGAGCCAGTTCAGTCATTGACCAGTTGCGGTATTTACGCGCCGCGCGAAGGGAAATTCCCAACGCGCGTGCATAAAGATCATTTTTTGCCCGCGGCATTAAGCAACGAGCATTTTGTTAAGGAATGCCATTCCTTTGGGGGTGATTAAAATTTGGACCTCGCGCTTGTCGCCTTTCTGTTCGCGCACGCGCCGCAAAAGGCCCTTCTCTTCCAATTTGTCTACGGTGCGAGAGATTGCCGGCGCCGACACCTTCAGCGCCTTGGCTGTCTCGTTAATGAGGGGCGCATCGTCCATGATGTCTGCGTGCAAGAGGATCTTGAGGCTCAACGTGCCGAGTTTGCCGGCCTTGTTGAGTTGGTCAAACATGACGATTGCTTTGTCTAGGTTGCTCATTTTTATCTCCTGTCTATGCGTCTGCTGACGCCTGTTATGACTTCGTAGGGGTTGATGCTGCGCTTGCTTTTGCAGTCGCAGCAAAGACGATTGTGATTGCCTTCTGAGTCGAACTCTTTCCGACAGCACATGCATGGCCTAGGGCGCAGCATGGGCTTTGGGGCAACGTGCAGTCCGGCTTGTTTGCGGACTGTTTCTGGTGGCGCCGGCACTTGGTAGACCTGCCGGCTCCTGATTGATCTGATGGTGCGGGCCGAGACATCAAAACGCTTGGCCAGCTCGTGGCTTAGCTCTGCGCTTTTGCGGATTTCATCCACCTGCTCATCCGTTAGCTTGCGGTTGAAATAGGCGGCCTTACTCATAGGCTCTTCACCACGTTGTAGAGAAGTAACAGGATCAGGTCGATCATTTGCCTTTCTCCAACAATTCGCGTGTTTCCGGCTTCAGCTTATCCCAATCACCGCGCCAGACATGCTTCGCCAAATCCTGCACAGCAGCGCGTAACTTCTCAATTTCGGTGGTCACAGGAGGCGCGATTGGCTTGCCACAATCATGCGTGGGCTGGCCTGGGTGGATGATGTTGTTGTCCATTTCGTCGCTCATTCCTTTTCTCCCAGCGCCACGCGGGCGGCGTATTTGATAGCGCCGTGTGACGGCGGATAATCCGCTTCACAATCCTCTGCGATAGCGCGCAGCGCCGCCCGCAGCTTTTCGATTTTCGCATCAGCTTCATCCCAGCCTTCGCGCAGCTTCTTGGCATCCTCAAATTTTACATACAGGACGCCATTTATTTGAACGCCGATATGGTCTTCGCTCATTCTTTTTCTCCCAGCACACGAATATCTCTTCCTGACCGAATATCTTGGGCGCTCTCGCTATGCACCCACAATGATCTTCGCTGCAATTCGGTTGATGACCCCGCCATTTTCGCCATTAGATCATGGTATCGCGCCACTTGTTCCCGCGCATCGCGCCGGGCTTGTTGGATCATTTGCCCAATCTTTGCCGCCGCCTCTGAGTTGAGCGTCAGTCCGGTGGCTGCGTAGATTTTATCTGCGATTTCGCTTGTCATCACCAAATCCCCAGGATGATGCCGGTGCCGTGGATCACACCCACGGGAAAGCACACAAGCCCGATGATCAGCATCGCCGCCCAATTGGCAGCCACGCATGTCCAGATGTGAACGACCATGGATGTCATGATCCACGCGACAATAAAGAAACTACCTGCATTCATTGTTTTTCTCCTCCTTAATTCAACGGTTTTTGGTTATCATATTTGATCGGCGGAAAACTTCCGACAATCTTCGCCATATCTGCGGCCATTTTTTTCTTGCGCCCGGTCTTCACTGTCATCTCAATTGCCAATGCCAAGGATTGAGCTATGGCTCGGATCACATCGTGACCATCCAGATCATGCTCTTCCCCCCGCGCCATCGCCCAAGTCACAATAGCAACGGAGAAATTCAGAATATCATCATGCTTATCATTCATTGCTTTTCTCCTAATACTGCTGTGATGATGGCATGCGCGCCAATTACATCGTCGGCATCAATGCACTGCCGGGCATGCACTAGAGCCTGCCGCAGCAGGCCATTCTCGGCCAGCAGCAGCCGGGCCTCTGCCTTGGCCTGGGCGGCTTCTGCCGTGGTGCTAGTGGTGGGTTGTGCTTCAATCTTCACGATGGGCCTCCATGACCGCTGTTAGGGCTTCCTGGGCATCCTGGCGGGTGGGCCAGGGGTAGCCATGAAATGCCCCCGAGGGGGCGTTGATGATGAACCAAAACTGTCCAATGAGCTTGATCATATGACCAGATCCGCGAACAGGATCAGCAGGATGACGGCCCCCATCAGGAGGCCGCCGGCAATTATCTCAAGCATCCTCACCGCCAATCCCTCCGGATCTCGCGGGCTTCTGCGCGGTATTGGGCAGCCAACTCAAGGTTGATCTGCCCAATCTCGGGGAAGAACTTGGCCAGCTTCATGCCGGCGCGGTGCAGCTTCCAAGCCCGCTGCATGATTTCCCGGCGGCGTTCAATTGCCTCGTCCCGTTCCATTTCGTAGCGGTTCCAATCATCCGCGGCCTGCTGCTCAAGCATGGCGTTGTCCATATCAATCAGCATGTCTTTCCACGCTCCCATGGCTCAGGCCCCCCGACGCAGGTCAGCGGCGGCGCAGGCGCGGTTCCAAGAACCGTTCACGCGATTATCTTCTTCCTCAGCCACCGCGCGACCAACGAGGTCAGACAGCAGGTCGCGGGTGCTGTTGATCAGATCGTCGCACTCGTCGGTGCGGTGCATTTGGCGGATTTCCATAAGGCGCTCTAGAAAAGACTGGGTGGCGAACACCACGCGTTCAGCAATCGCCACAGTGGGGTGATCGTCAGCGGCATCCAGCTTCGCCAACTTGGACTTGATTTCGCCTTCGAGGTTGAAATTGCCAATAGTCATTTTACTCTCCTGTCTGTTTGCCGTTTCGGCTTGTTTGCGATGACATAACCTTACTGTTGCGTTTCGCGACAGTCAACATAAAAGATGGAAACTAATTTATTTTTTTGTCGTCTTGACAGGTTGCCAAAATGACGAGTAGGCTCCTGCCCTATGAAAAACGCGACCACCTGCGATATCATCGAGGCCCTCGGCGGCGTGCAACACGTTGCCAATAAAATATGCGTTGATCAGCAGATCATCTACAATTGGATGAGGCCAACGCGGGGTATTGCGCGGTTATACTGGCTTGACATCCTTGAGCTGGCGCGGCGTGAACGCGCAACCTGGATCACAGCCGAGGTGCTGAAGAAGGCTAAGGGGTTGTATGCAAGGGAGATTGCAAAATGAGCGGAAAAGACCCCATGGCGATTCTTATTGAGTATATCAAATTGCAGGAAAAATCTGTGAAATTGCATATTAAAAATCAACCGACATTGCGTGATTTGTTTGCAATGGCAGCTTTGCAAGGTTTGTTGGCGAACCCTGAAACAAATACAGGATACGGGAGAGAAACTTACGCTTCTATTGCTTATGGGCATGCTGATGAGATGCTTAAATCACGCAAAAAGAAAATCTTATCCGTATGAACCCCTTTGAAACCCACGGCATCAAGCACCTCTCGGCTTCCAGCCTCAACACCTGGGCGGCGGAACCCGCCATGTGGGTGCTGCAAAAACTCGCCGGCAAGCAGACGCCCGCAGGCTTCGCAGCGCATCGTGGCACCGCATCAGAAAGCGGCATTGTCAGCGGCCTGCTCTATCCTGACATGCCTATTGTTGAAGCGCAGCAAATCGCGCTGGACCAATTCGACACGCTCTCAGGCATGAGCAAAAATCCCAAGGCGGTAAAAGAACGCGCCGCCATCCCCGGCATCGTTGAGCAAGGCATCAACAAGCTGCGCGTTGCCGGCATCCCCGACGAGATCCAGCATAAGATTGAAGTCTTCCTTCCAGGCATCCCCATACCCTTCATTGGTTTTGTGGACCTTGGCTGGACACGCCACGGCATTCGCTTGGATATCAAATCCAAACTTCGCATCCCCTCAGACATTGAGCAGGCCCACCGCCGGCAAGTGGGTCTGTATATCCACGACACAAACAACACCGGCCGCGTGGCGTATTTCACGCCAACACAAGAGGCGGTGTATGCGCTTGAAAGCGCGCCCCTATATGTTGAAGAGTTGCGCCAGATCGCAATTCGGATGCAGAATTTCCTGGCGCTGAGCGATGATCGCGAAAAGCTGATCCGCTCCTGCGTGCCTAACTACAACAGTTTTTATTGGTCTGACGAATATACTCGGCAGCTCGGTAAGGAGGTTTTCGGTGTCTAACCGGAAGGCGGTGCGGCGCTCTCCGCACATCACGCTTAAAACGAGGTAAACGATGTCAACTTCAATTACGATCAAAAACGTCCGTTTGGCTTATGTGCATTTGGTGGAGCCCCGCGCTGCTGCCGACGGCGCTGAGCCGAAATACAGCGTTACCGTAATCGTCCCCAAGACGGATACGGCAAACCTGAACGCCATTCGCGAAGCTATCAAAACAGCGCGTGAAGCACGCTGGGGAGCTAAGGCGCCCGCCGGTCTTCGCTCTCCGGTGCGCGATGGCGATGAAAAGGATGCTGATGGCAATTATGTGCGCGGCGAAGAGTTCCGGGGCGCATATTACATGAACGCCTCCAGCAAGCGGCCGGTAGATGCCAAAATTTTGATGGGTGGCAAGATCGTCAACTGCCCGCCCGAGCATCTTGTCTCCGGCTACTACGGCAGCGTCATGGCCAATTTCTACGCCTATGAGGCTGTCGGGAACAAAGGCGTGAGCGCTGGCCTAAACGGCGTTACCATCACCAAGCGTGGCGAGCCCTTGGGCCGTAAGGTGGATTGGTCGCAGGCCATGGAAGGCGCTGAAGATTTCGGCGCTGGCGCAGCTGCCGCCGGCATGGAAGACTTTGGCGCCCCCGCGCAGGGTGACGAGATCCCCTTCTAAGTAACGAAGCCCCTCCCTTCACGGGGAGGGGTCTTTCCCCAACAATAGAAAAGTTCTGGAGGGTCCATGGCCGATATCTCAGCATTCCCTGATCGCCTCAGGCCGAATGCAGACGCCATGCACGATGCCCTGACATTCTGGTTTGCCCTCTGCACTGAGGGCCAGATTGAACTCGGCTGGCGTGATCCGCACACCCAAACCCTCAACAGGTTCAAGCGTTTTGAATTGGACGAGATTGAGGAGCTTGTGACCTTTGCCTACGAGGTCAACACCAAGCCGGGCGCCAACGTCTATTTCCGGGTCTGCACCCTGCGGGATATGCCCGGCCCCACAACTGACGACCACTTCCTCCAGGCCCCTGGCGCCCACATAGACCACGACGACGCCGCCAGCGTGGCGCGGCTATCAAGCCATCCGCTGCCGCTCAAGCCAGCCTATCTGGTGATCACTGGTCGTGACCCGGAAGTGCGCGGCCAGACATTCTGGCCGGTAGATGAGCCCATCACAGATCCCGCCATTGTGCGCGAATTAAACGGCGGATTGGCGCAATTTTTTGGCGGCGACCCCGCCGTGGTCAATCCAACCCGCCTCATGCGCCTGCCCGGCAGCATTGCGTGGCCAGTTAAGAAAGGCCGGAAGGTTGCTGAAATCACGCAGCTTTTATGGCCAGCAGATCAGCGCAGCAAGCGGCTGCACGCAAACGAATTGATCAACGTAATTCGCGCCGAAATTGCGCCGCTCGGCGTAAATTCTCAGTCCTCCGGCCTAAATTACGAAATCCCCGCCGCCAATTTGGCCGACGGCGCGAATTACGGCGCAAATTATCAGGAGCTAGTTGAGCCAGCCGAGAAGGCTTGGCAGCCACCTGTCCGCCAGAATGCACCCATCAGCGAATTGATCACCGCCACCCACCAACCCGGCCAGTGGCATTCCAGTGTCCTGCGCTTGGTGGCGTCCTGGCTGAACCGCGGGCTGTCCGACAAGGAAATCCACCTCTTCGCCCCCGCCCTGACGCTGCCCGGCTTTACCCTGCGCCAGACGCATGAAGAGCTGCAGGCCATGAT